CTGGAGCACGCAGCACGTTGTTCCAGATGTCAATGAATGGCTGCACAAAGATCGGATAAAGCAGTTTCATTAGCCCGCTGAACGCCTTCGAGATCGCATCACCTAGCCAGTTGAAGAAGTCGCCAATCGGCTTGCGGAACAGGATGCACATCGCCACCACGGCAGCCACGGCAACCACGGTCCAGCCAACAGGGCCGGAGAAAAAGGCGATCAGGCCTGGGATCAAAGTGCTGCCAATCCATGTCAGGAATCCCGCCAGAGCGGCTTTAAGGGGGATAATGGTTGCGCCGATCTTTAGGCCGGCAATGGCTTTTCCTAGGAAGCCAAGGACTCCAATCACTCCCATGATTGCCGGAGCCAGCACCAGGAACGCAATTGCAAGCCCGCCAACTGTGATGACCAAACCCTGCACGTTGGGGTCCAGGCTTCTAAATGCGTCAACACCTTTTAGCAGGATTTTCGTTAATCTTTCTAGGTGAGGAAGCAATAGGATTGCAATGTCAGCCCCAAGGGCGCCAATTTTTCCGCTAAGGTTTACTAGCCTGTCGGAGTATGTATTCATCTTTTCGGCAAGTGCGGCTGTCATTTTTACCGAAAACTTTTCGATTGCAGTGCCGCCCATATTGAGCATCGGGATAAGCTCTGCCCCGCCTTTGCCTAATAGCTTGAATGCCAATGCAGCTTTCTCTGGGCCGTCCTTCATGGCCTTGAACTTATTGGCAATATCAAGCATTACATCGCCTGAGCTGCGCAGTGTTCCGTCTGAGTTTTTGATTGCAATGCCCAGCTCTCGGAATGCCTCTGATGCACCCTTTCCTGTCAGCCCCAGCTCGTCTAGCTCATCTGCCATTGCAGACTCGCCTGGATCTATTTTCAGCGCTTTGATTGCATCTTCCGACGCGCGCTTGATGATCAGCGTTTGATCATCTGCGCCTCGCTGGATGATTTCCTTTTGCCCTTTAACTCGATCACGAATTGCCTTTTCTTCTGCGGCTTTGCGCTCGTTTAACTGGTCTGTGACGGCTTGCTGCTGATCTCGCGCTGCACGCTTGCGCACTTTGCTTTCTTCCGCTGCGCTGTTGCGGATACTGTCAAGTGCTCGATTTTCGCTGTCTTCCAGTTGATTCAGGCGACTTTCGCGCTCTCCATCGGATAGCGCTTTGTTTGATTGAATTGCCTTTTCCCTTGCGTCATATTCACGCTGTACTGCCTTGATCTGGCTTTCAGTTCTATTGTCTGCCGCTTGTTCTGCCGCGTCCGCCTGATCGTCAAATTGATCATTTAATAACTGCTCTTCCCTGCGATAGCGCTTGTTTAATTCTTTTAGCCTGTCGTCCGATTCGTCTTCCAGCTTCTTCACGCGCTCATCGGCCTGCGCTTTGACAATTCTGGTTTGCTCTTTTTCGCCATCTTCAACCGCATCCTTTGCCTTGTCCATTTCCGCCTTGGTCATTCGCCCAAGGTCAGATGATGAGGCCGCTGCAGCCATTGCCTTGGAAAGGCGCCCTAGTCCACTTGTCACAGCCTCAAGGGTTGTGCCTGACAGTGCTGCTGCTTTCTTGAACTTGGCCAGCATCTCAACGCTGACGCCTGTCCGCTGGGAAAGGTCGTGGAGCTTATTTCCTGCATCAATGGAACTTTTAGCCAGCCCTGCAAGGCCCGCAGCAGACAGCAGCGGCACCAGTGAGCCCATTGCCCCAGTAAGCCCACCAGCGGCGCCAGCCATGCCTCTCAGCCCACCAGACACCTTGCCGGCAGTGCTGGTGAGTCCACCGAGAGAACGGCCTAAAGCGTTGATCTTGCCTTCGCCTTCAACGTCTGCCTTGATCTTCAGCAGCGCCTGCATCTGTGCCATTACTTGGCCTCCTTGTTAATCAGGTCGCGTGCGCGCAGTTCCATGATCTGCAGATCTTCCATCACGCGGGCCAGATCCTGTATCTGATACAGGCTAGCCATCTGCATCACCACGCCATAATCCAAACCGATCACACCACTGGCGCCGCAGCGCCATTGCGTCATGCACCGCATGAATAGCTCCAACACGTCCATGTGCTCAGGCCAGACGCTGTAAACCTTCGGCGCCAGCATTGCGTCTGGCAGCGTCAAGCCGAAGGCTGCAGCATCAGCAAGCAACTCTTTATCGGCGCTGCTGCCATGAAGCAAATGCTCCACAGCGCCTGTTAGTTTTTTGCTTTGGCCTTCTCAGCGCTTTCGATGTAGGTGGTAACCAGCACGTCAGCAACTGTTGAGATCTCCAGCAGCTGCGCCTTGCTGTCCTCTGAGTAGGGGATCTGCGTGGTGTTGTCTGGCTCAAAGATGCCAGTCCAGCCGATCAGAATCTCGCTAGCAATCGCCCTGGTAGGCAGCTCGTTAATCACTTCATCGCGTGCCGCATAGCTTTTGATGCGCTGGTAATCAAGCGCAATCTCATCCATGCGGCTCTGCGGCAGCCGCTTGAACACTGCCTCAAAGGTGTGGGTCCGGTAGCGGCCGCCGTCTTGGGTTTCCCTGATTGTGATCGGCCAGGAGAAGCTAGGCGTTTGCTCTAGGATGAAGCCCATTTTGTCAGGTCAGCGCGAGGGTGAATTCGTCGTTGCCTGCAGCGGTTGGCTGAGGCATGAATGGCAGCTTGAGCATGATGATGCCGTCGCTGTCTTCGTATTCTGGGGAGCCCAGAGTGGCGGTCGGCGCGGTGAACGTGATGATGTTCCCCGCAGTGGTGCCATGAACCCAGCTGAACTGGCCTGCTGTCTGCGTGCTGGCAGCGCTGAAGTAATTCTTACTGGCGATCGTTGGCGCTTCAATTGTCACTTCGCCCTCAGGCTTGCGGTCGGTGATCATCACCTGCTGGGTGCAGCCGGCCAGCTGACGGAATGGGGTTTCGTTGGCTAGCTCAAGGCTGAAGGCAGACAGGCAGGCCGCGTAGCCATGCACCTGCAGCGTTGCGGTGTTGGCGGAATTGACCACCACCGGATCAGCCTGGTTGGTGAAGGTTGGTGACGGCTGGGTTTCGTCGGTTGGTGCGTTGAAGATGCCGGTGAACTCAAAGGAGATCTTGGGGATCTCGCCGACTTCCAGGCTCATGCTCCAGGTGCCGCGGCAGCCGGTGACCTTGTGGCGCACGCCATCGGCGAAGAAGTAGAGAGTGACGCCCTTGAAGGCGCTGCTGATTGGCGCGTAGGTGACAGAGGTACTGGCAACAATGGCCTCACTGAATCCGCACGCCTGCATCAGTGCTGACCATTTCGGCGCAGTGCCTGCAGTGCCAGAGCCGGCAATCTCAACGTCAAAGCTGACGCTGACCAGACGCTGACCTACGACCATTTCAGTGTTGCCGAGATAGCCCAGGATCAGCTCACGATCCTTCAGCTCCAGCTGTAGCGGCTGCACCTCCAGTGCCGACACCAGCACCGCATCTGTAGCTGCGGGAGTGGGATCGGTGCCGTAGGTGGCCTCAATCTTCGCCAGCAGTAGGCGCTTGCGAGTCAGTGCCATTGATGATCTCGGGGGTAGGCAGGTCTACTGGCGTTTCTTCGATCAGTACCCATTGGTTTTTCTTGGCATCCAATAGGTATGAGCCACCTTCTGATGGGAGAGGGGGAAGTTCCTTCGCCACGATCACCAGGTGCTAACGCCAACAACAGGCTATGGAGCGCAATCAGTTCTCTAGATCGGTCACGCTGGAGCGGTAGCGGACGTTGTAGGTGCAGACGGTCCAGAGCGCCGGCTGATCGGCCTTCTCCATCTGAAAGGAGACCGTGCCGGGGAATATGTCCATCGCCAGGCCGCCGAGAGTGCGGTCTGCCATGAGCTGGCTGTGGATGCTGACGATGATCGGATCAGCCAGCTGATCGGGTATTGCGCCACGGGTGTAGACCGCCACCAATACAGGAAGCCGCCAGTCGATCTTGCAGTTGCTGACCAGCTCCTCTGATGCTGAATCAGTGCCTGGCTCGATCACCAACGCTGGCGCTTCATTGCGGGCGAACGCCTCCACCCTTGAGCGGTAGATCCTGGTGCTGACGCCAGTGGTGCCAACCAGGGTTGTTGCGATGGCCGCCAGTATTGATTCGCGCTTGGATGGCATCGGTGATGGTGGTCTGTTGGCTCAGTCTGAGCAGCTATACCCAAGCCTCATTGACATCAGGTGTGGCCGGATCGTCAGAGATGAAGCGGCCCTCCGCATCGCGGGCGCGTTCGGTCGTGTCTTCAGCGTGCCGCGCCTGGAGCTTCAGCTCAGCTTCTTTGCGCAGACGATCAGCAGCTCTTAGGTACGGGTTCATGTCATTGCCTCCAAGATTGGTGTTGCGGGCGCCTGGGTAGGGCCACCGAAGAAAACGCGAACCGGGTGATTCACCACTGCTAGGTATTGGTCCCACGCTTCAGGCGCTAGGTCACCAACTACGTTTACATGCCAACCGCTCAGCACCTTGGGAGGCGTGATCACCTCACCAGTTTCGGGGTCCCATTCCCCGCCTTCGATGATGGTTTCGACCTCATCAATGGCGAAGGTGTGGCTGGCGGTGATCAGCTCGCCGTCGGCAGTCAGCAGGCCCTCAGCAGCGGCAAGGGTGCGGAACTGGGCGCGGGATTGGAATTTGTAGCAGTACATGGGGTTATTGCGTCAGGGTCTGGAGCGTGGAGTTGGGTAGGCGATGGGGCCAGAACACGAGGCGCCTTATGTGGCCGTTGAAATAACCTGAGGTAAATGCGCTACCTATTGACACACTGGAAACAGTTGGAAAAACAATAGCTGAATCATCAGAACCTGAACTTAAAGCGCCATTAGATGCTTGCCTTCCGCTTGTTGTTGCAAGCGCTAATGCAAATTTATTAGGAGATGTTCCTGTCCAAATAGCTCCGTTACCTATTGCGCCATACTCATCAACGCCTGCCGTCCTGACTCTAGCAACTGGTTGAAAATCAACTTGCCGATAATGTGTTATAGAATCGTTAAATGATGTTCCAAAACCGTAGATATTTCCTGTATAAGCTGCACCAGAGGACGAAGCCGCTTCCGAGTAAATTGTGCTTGCAGAAGAATTATACCACCCACTAAACGCAGCCCCCGTGATACTCGCCACATCCGCGCTGCGCGTGGCGGCGGCTGTGGTGGTGGGGATGTAGGAGGTGGGGGTGGCGCCGGCTTCTACCGCAAAACCAAACAAAAACACCCCAGAAGTTCCGTCGCCTGTATATGTGGAAGTTGCAAATGATGTACCGCTATCTGGCATTAAATAAACAGAATGCGTACGTGTAGACGCGGATGAAGGAGTATAAGTCATGACACACCTATACCAACCGTCTCGGAAAGGCTGAATGCTGGTTATTGGGCTTCCTTCGGACCCTGCTACTGTTCCTGACTGAAGGTCAAACGTCGCGCTGGTTCCAGAGACACTGCTTTCTCTAAACATAATCCGTTTGCGTTCCTTGGCCTTGGCAAAAATAGAAACGGTATGCGCAGCGTTGGTTACTCCTATTGCCTGACCAATAAAACGATTCGCAGTCTGTGTGTTCTCGAACATCAGCGTGGCGTTTGGACTGCCATCTGGTGATGTTGCTGCATTTAGCGTTGTAGATAGTGCTTGCTGAAAGCCCCAATTTACCAAAGTGATTGCTTGGCTATAAAGAGCCAAATTCGTCCTCTGCTCCTCCACCAGCAGCCCCAGGCTCTCGCCGGTTGTGGGGTTGTGGTCAAAACGTGGCACGTCAATGGCTGCGGTCTGCAACACCCCTGCGCTGTCCACATACGTGCCGCTGCTGGCGCGGGTGAACGTGATCAGCGATGCGCCAGTGACTGCATCAACCAGGCTCTTGTTGTCAGCAAAGCGCAGGTCAAGCGAAGGCACAGCGCGAGCATTACGCCAGAGCGCATCCTTAGCCCAGCCAGGAACCGTCAGTGCCCGCTGAGCAACGAGCAACCGACTCACAGGCCTGCCTCCAGCAGATTCACGCGGATGGCCACCGTGCTGGCACTGACAGGGGTGTAGGCGCCACGGGTCTCAAGCTCAGCAAAAAGCGTGGTGCTGGCGGCTGCCAGCTTGATCAGGCGGCCGGGGTAATCGGTCTGGGTGTAAAGGCTGCTGCCGAAGTCCGCAGGCGTTGGCAGGTCAATAAAGCCCATGTAGTTGGCGCGGTCGCCGCTCACCAGATCAAAGGCTGCGTTGTCAGCGATGGCTGTAGGCGATGCGCTGTAAAGGTGCAAGCGAAACGCGCCCATACCGCTTGGCACCGCACTGTCACTGAACACCAGCGAGATGCTCTGGATGATCACAAATCCCGCAGTGGGACCAGCAGCGGTCAGGCTGATGATCGCGCTGCCGCCTGTGTCACCAACAACGTCGCCAGCGGTGTAGGCCGTGGCGTTGCTGGGCCGAGTAATGGTGGCGATGGAGCGGTAGGCCTTGCCAGCCACGCCTTGCGACGCGGGAAAATACAAATCACCCAGCTCGCCTGGGATGTCCGGCTTGTTGATTCGTACTGCGGCAACCAGGTCAGCCATGATCAGATCCAGTGATGGGGGTCAGGTCTTTTGCAGCG